TTGGAATTTACCAATTGATATAGGACGAGTACCTGTAGACATTGTGAATCCAGGTGTCATTTTACTTGTATCCGTAAAGGGATCAAAGAAAGAATCTACATTATTTGCTCCACCTTTTGGTGAATAATAGAAATTTTGGTATCCTCTATCTAAAACAGTTTGAACTGTTGACCATCCAATGCTTGAATTTTCAATGGCTAATAGAGCATTGTTATATTCGGTAGCAATACTAACTAATAAATGTCCATAATCTTTTGTATTTAATTGACCTTTAAATTCACCAACTTGAGTAAATGATTCAACATCAAATATATGAAACGCAGAATAATCTTTACCATCACCACGAGCTACATCAGCTACAACTAAATAATTTCTTGAGTAATCTGCGGGCTCCCATATCCAAAGATTTTGATCGGTTCCACGTTTTTCTAATGGTTCTCTTACATGAAATTGTTCATAAAATATAATATCCTCTGGTGTGAATACAGTATCACCAGAAGTGGTAAAATCACAGTCACACTCTTGTGCTGCCATTCTTATACCTAAATCTTTATCTTGTTGATCTCTCCATGCTTGATCTCGTTCAGGGTGAACTTCCCAAGGTAATCTAATTGGTAAGAAACTATTCTCACCCATCTCTGCGTTAACCCAAGTTTGATGAAACCAGTTACCTGTACCATAAGGTGTTGATAATGCTATACAACCCCCACCCGTAGCTAAGGTTTGTTGAGCTGATGCCCAAATCTCACCAATACTATGAATGAAGGCAGCCTCATCGATTATCAGCAAAGTAACGGCTTCTGAACGACCTGCATCACTTGATGCTGAAGTGGCTTTGATTTGAGAACCGTTATTTAAACGTAGAGTTAATTTACTTTCCTCGGCTGGTTTATCTTTTTCTTTTAACCATGAAGGTAAGCTGTTGTACATAAACTTAACTTTGGTAACCATGTTTTTAGCGGTTTCCTGTTTAGTTGCAATACATAGCACGTTTTTATCTTCATGGAATAACATTAGCCAAAGTGAATAACCAGCTGCTAATGTTGATATACCTAACTGTCTAGATTTAAGTACTATTGAGTAAGAATTTTCTTGGAATAATGTTAAAACCTTTTCTTGAAACGGGTACAGATTAAATTGAATACGTCCGCGTTTTGGATGCTGGATGTAACAGTATTTTTTCATAAAGTAAGCCGGTGATTGGGCACACTTTATATATTCCTCTCGGATTACCTGTTTTAAACTTTTTTCTTCCATTATTTAATTGCGATCAATGTAATAATAGTAAGTATGGAAGCCACGAGTCCTCCACCAAGCCATTTAATTCCTTTTTTTAATCGATTATTTTTACGAGTCAAAGTAGCAACATCACCTTCTAAACCAGTGATAATTTCATCTTTTTTAACAAGTATTTTATCGTAATTATCTATTTGAGAAATGTAATTTTGTTCTTTTACTACATATAACTTAATGATACTATCTTGTGTATCAATTTTCTCGTTTAGTTGCCAAACTAGTTTATTAACTACCTTTAACTCAGCTATTGCTGAATCACCTTTAACTAGATCTATTGCTATTTTTTTAGCTGTAGAATACGGGAAACATATTTTACTAGTATCTTTCTGTGAAAAACTCGTTAAGCTCAGCAGGAGAAGAACTAGTAATGTCTTTAATTTTGTTGCCATAATATGCACGTGTTTGAGTTAGTTCTTTTTCTGTTGTTGTTATTTCTTTATTTAATGAATCAACTTTAGCATATTGTGCTGTTAAACTTTCGTTTAATTTAATTTGATCTTCTTTTAACCCATTAATAATATTTCCAAGACTATCTATTTCACGTTTTTGTTTATCGTAATTATTTGGAATATCTTGTGTTGGATTACATTTAACAAGAAATATAACTAACAACAAAATTATCCCACCTATAATAAGATGGGATAACTTTAATTGAAATGTTTTATTTTTCATTATGCTTCTACTTCTCTACCAGCAGCACGTTTTAAATCATTCATTAGAGCGCCTGATAGTTTAAATTTATCCTTTGCTAATTTTAAAATAGCGTCAACTTTTGCTTTATCTTCTTTATTTTTCTTTATAGATGATAAGAATTGATTGAATTTAATTTTCTTTTCTTCAGGTGTACTACCTAATTTTTGAGCCATTTCATCACTACCTGCTGCTTTAGTTGCCTCAGCATCTTCATCATCCATAGGTTCTGCTTTAGGAGCTTTTTCTGCTTTTGCTTTAGGAGCTTTTTCTGATTTAGCTGGTTTTTCTGTAGCTTTTCTTCCACGTTGACCTGCTTCTTTTCCTGTTATTTGATTAGCAGCATCTTTTTCAATTGTATTTGTTGCAATATCACTACTAAATTTAACACCATCATCTTCAGCTTTTCCAGCTACTTGAGATAATAAATCTTGTAATTTAATATTATGTGTATTTAACAATTCTTTTTTAAGTGTAGGAACATACCCTTTTAATCGTCCGTCTGGAGTGATTGTTGGGTCTGCTTTAAGAGTATCTAAGGCAGCGCGTTCTGCAGCAGCAATAGCTTTTAATTCAGTTTCTTTACCTTGTCTTTCTAATTCGCTTTTTAACTGTTTAATACTAGCCATTTCGTTGATTACTTCTTCATCGATTTGGTATTTTTCAGCTAATTTTTTACGTTTTTCTTCACCAATAGTTACTGTACCACCACCAGATAATTTTTCTAGAGAATCAGCTTTTGCATCTCCTGTTAATGAACTAAATGCTTTATCTTTTTTAAGATCATCAATTGATGTTTTTCCAGCATATGTTGTAGCAGCTTCACCTAAAGCGCTAGCGATTTCTTCACGTATGATTTCAAGTAAACGAGTTTGTTTCATTTTATAGTTTATTGATAAATATTAGAGGGACATTACTTGTTTAATTTTCTGTATTCTCTCCTCAGTAGTGCCAGATAATTCAATATATATTTTAATTTTAGGTTTGTATGAATTAATAATTTTTTTAATTTCTGTATCTATATTCATTCGATATTCTTTATCAATAGTACGAACACCATTATCTTCCAATTCTACACCCTCTGGTGAAATATAAAATATGTAATCATATTCACGAATTAAATGCGAACTCAACTGTTCAAAATCATCACCCATATAGTATGGAATTGATTTAGCTAAGCGAGTAAATGCTATAACATCGATGATTGTGCGATCAGTTATAATATTTTCACACATTAATTCACTAGCACGTTCAGCTAAAAACACTACTTGACCTTTAATTGTTGAATCTGTATTTAATGGTATACCTAAATCACGTAAATATTTTGAACGCTCTGTTGCAAATGTATAATCTGCAAATTCAGGTAATTCTTTTAAAGCATTAACTAATGTTGTTTTACCAACTGACATTGTTCCTGTAAATCCTATTCTCATAACTTTTATTTTAATAAATTTTCTGCTACATAAATTGCTTGAGCTCCTGATACTGTAATTCCACGTGCGCTTAAAGCATCTCCTACGAAATGTACGTTAGGATAATCGATCAAACTAAGATCTTCATAATTTACTTTTACCTCAGGTGACAAATATTTTACCTCAGGAATATACATTCCCCAATCATCACCTAATGTAGGAAATACTTTTTTCATATCCATGATAAAATCCATAACATATTTAAAATAACCACCCATTGTAGGTTCTACAACATTAGTAAGTGTATCTAAACTGATTGAAGTTGCGGATACATCATTTCCTTCTGATGTTGTAGATGGTTTACGAGATGGACTATAATATAAACCAGTACCATTTGCCTGTATTTTATTTACTACATCACGTGACCAAGCAAATGGATCTTCAATACCATTGATTTCCATCAAGATACCAAAGTTAGTCATATTGTTTCTATATGCTTCATCTTTTTTAGCGTGACCATTGTAACTATGATCTCCATATGTTTCTTCTACAGCAACATAAGCAGCATTATTGTTTGTACAGAATGAACGTAATGAAACTCCTTCATCATCAAATTTTCTATATAACTTAAAGTCATATGAAATATTGATTAGTTTTTGGAAATGTTCTTGTGGTGCTTCAAATCGAACACCGATTTGTACTGATTTAGGTTCATCTGGTAGTTTATATTTATTGGCTAATTCTTGAGCAAAATCAATACCTGATTTACCTACACCAAAAATAAGTTCATCATAATATTTGTGTTTAGCTCCTTTAGAATCTTCGTTATTCCAATAGTATGAAACTAAATTATTTTCAAAATCAATTTGTTCTACTTTATGTTCCCAAATAAATTGAACACCTTTAGACACTAAATAATCATACCAATTTTTAGCAATTTCAGATAAATAATCTGTTCCAACATGCCATACTGGGAATAATCGTAAACCAAAATATGGTTTAATAAATTCAGGTTCTTCAACAGGATTTGAACATTGCACTTCTTCAGGTTTAGGGTGAAAACGTTTGAAATTGGTAATCACTTGATCCATCAATTCCATTGCTTTATCCTCACCTGTGTATTTTGATAATTGTCCTCCAATTGCTGTGTGGTAAGTTAATTTACCATCACTCCAACCACCAGCACCTAAGAAACCTGTCATTACTTCCTCAGGTAAACGTTGGTATGGATCTTTACCCATATCAATTATTGTAATCAATTCTCCAGGATATCCATTATCCACTAACTTTGTAGCCGCATTTACACCAGCAACTCCGGCTCCTACTATTACTATTTTTTTGTCCATTTTCAATTTTTGATATATTTAATATACGAAAAAAAAGTGGCCATCCCAAAGGAGGCCACAGATCTCTAATAATTTTTTTAAGTCGACAGGCTATGAATCTGTCTATATGTTATGCTCTTGTTACTTTTGTTACTTTGTAAATTTTAAAATTAGCAACATTACGAGCTATTCCTTTCCAAAAACTTAAAGTTGGAATATCTGTATTTTGAGATAATTCATCTTTTGTAATTGTTATAGTATCAGAGTCTGAATAGTCAGGTCCTCCATCAGCGTCAGCTACCATATATTCGATTTTATAAGTACCTTCTTCCATATTTTCTAAAGGCATATCTTTAAGATCTCTCATAGTCTCATTTTCACTAACACGATCTTTTAATTGACCATAGTTAATTTTAAATATTTTTCCAGAAGGAGCCATTGCTTTAATAATAAAACCATCATCCGAAACTACTAAAAGTTTAGTACCCATATAAATAAGAGTATCACCTTTTGAATATTTTGGTGTATTTTCGTTTATTGCTTTAGTTAATTCTTCTTTAACTAATTGTCTTAAGTTATTTAACTTCATGATTTATGTATTTTCAACTTTAGAGTTCCTGTTCCTTTTATTACACGATGCCATTCGTGTCTTGGGATAAATATACGTTCTTTTAATGAGGTAGGCAAGCTGTTATCTAATTGAAGTTGCCAATCTGTATCTTCTAGAATTTCAACTGTTCTAGCTTCATCATCACGATGCCACATAAGTTCTATTGGGTCTATATTTTCGTTGAATTCACGAATAATATATTTATCAGTAACTTCTATGTCAGTATATGGGGTCATTAAATTTTATATGGAATATTTTTTTAATAAAGATTTTATATGATTTATATATATTCAATTTTTATATTAGGAAATTTTTTCAAATAATCTTTTATTACGTTTATTATCATTTTATAATCATCATCATCATCTGATTTTATTTGATTTAATATTTTTTTAAAAATTTCAATTTTGATTATATATTTGTTAATGTTATTAATTGTTTTTGAAATTTCTTCACATTCATCTGGGTAATTATTATAATCACCTAGGCGGTCTGGGAATTCATCTATAGGTGTGAATTTATAGTTATTGGACATTTTATCCCCATCTAAAACAAATCTGGCTAAAACCGGGTATTCACCATATTTAATATAATCCTTACATCTAGTAAAGCTAACAGTTTTATCAGTTCCAACAGTTCCATCAAATCTATTATTCTCTAAATTATGCTCTAATCCATACATATTTACAACATGATATAAAATACCAACTTGTTTACCTTCAGTAATTTCTTTTAATATGTCTATAAGTTTAATCATTTCTTTTATTCACGTTAAATATATTTGTCAGTAACTTCTATGTCAGTGTATGGGGTCATTCGCCTTTACGTTCTTGCCACTCGTAAGATATACTATCTTTTTCAATAGGACCACCTTTAGCCCACGTTCTACAAGTACGTGCTGAATGGCATTTAAAACTATGCATCCAACAATATCCTAATCTACCATCATCATCTGATAGGGGGCCGGGCATGCAATCTTCCATTCTTGGGGAAATATCAAATGCCGCACAATTACCACATAAAGATTGTTGAGCAGCTTCAACTGTTGTGTCCCAATGTTCTGCTAATTCATCCCAATAATCTCCAGGTTCATCAACATTTAAAGGACCATATTTAATATAGTCAGCTTTAATAGATGAATCTCTATTTTGGGTGTTAAGTTTTAGATCTTGTGTTGGAAGAGGACAAGCCATTAATGCTTCATATAACTTCCCTTCAGCTAAATATTGTTTTAAATCAAAAGTATCCATATTATTTTGTTTTACCCCATTTAGTACCTTTACCAGGTGTTTTACATTGTGCTGCTGTAGGACGACATGAAGGATATTTTGAACGTTTTTCTCCTTTTTCCCTACCACATGCTTTACATTTTGTTTTACCGTCTACTTCACGGCAAGTATTGCAATCAACCCATCCACCTTTTTTACCAGGTTCACCTTTACGTGAAAACCAAGTGCGAAGAGTTTCTTTAACTTTTTCAAGAATTTGTTCTTCTGTAACTTTAGCAAATCCGGATCCATAAGGAGCAGCTTTACCTGATTGAGGATCATTTGTTTCTTTAAGACTTAAATAAAAATCTTCAGGTTTAAGTCCTTTTTTTTCTATACTCCAAAGTATTTGGTTGTATTTCCCATTATAGACTAATTTATCCTGATCTTTTTGTACATATGGTATAGCTTGAGGCATTGGGGATTTTATTGATATTTTCATCCAAGGATCAGCATTATCTAAATTTTTTAATGTAATAATACTGGTATCACCTTCCCAATTTGGTTCACCTACTCCTCCTTTACCATCTCCTGGTTTGCTAACAAATATAATACCTTTATCAACTAGTTTTTGAATATTAAACGGATTTTGTTTAACTAAATCAAAATTAGAAGTATCATCGTATTTTCCTTCTTTAACACCTTTCCAAATATCTCCTTTACGGCATCTAACTACAGCACCTGATTTATAAGCAGAAGGTTTATCAAATTTACGATCAGCAATGCGTAAACATCTGTCTCGTTTTTTCTTTTTTTCTAAAAGAACTTCTTGTATGATTTTTTTTAATCTGTTCATTACCAGAATCCTGAAAATGATGATTTTAAACCAAGTAATTTAGCATATCTAGGTAATCTACAACTCCAATATGAAGCTTTAGTTTTGTCTGTCTTATTTTTACAATCGTGACGTGCAGCAAATGCTCTACGTGCTTCTGGGTTATTTATTTTAGCTGATAATCCAGATGTGTCTCCAAAACTAACTTTTTTAATTTTTTTAGTTTTAGGGTTTTTTACGTAAACATAGAATTTTTTAGATCCTCCACGTTTTGGTTTTCCAAGTGGTGGATTTTTCTTTTTATCAGCCTCTTCAAGTTCCTCGTTTTCAAGTAAAAGTAAATCTAAAGGAACTTTTTGATTTTCGTATAAACCAAAGTTACCTAAATCAGTTTCCTCTAAAATTTCTTTGTCATCTTCGTTTACATGAATAATTTCACGTAAATATAATGAACGAGCTTCTGCCCATAAATTAAGAAAAGATTGCGAACCATATCGGAACGTGTTTTCGGTAAGTGGGAGTTGTTTATCCACGTGGTATCGCAGATTTTCCGACAATATCTCTTTTTTAACTAAACTTTCGTTTAGTACAACACCTTCATTAC